AGCGGCTCCACGCGACTCCAGAAGTCGTCGGTCACTTCCCAGGATTTTGCGCCCATGATGGCAAGGCCCCCAACATGAAGAAGCGCCGATTATCCATCATGAGCACTATTTGTGGATAGGCTCTAAGACGGGATGCAGCCGCGATCCCCGATTTCGTCGGGGGATAGCTGAGCGTTTCGGAGCAGCGCTTTCCGTTCCAGACGAAGCGAATGCGGATTGTGTCGCCTCGGACCTCCAGCCCGGCGGGCAAAGCCACAGGCTTTCTTGCCATTCTTCGTACCTCTTTCGGCTGTAAATGATGCTGCGTCCGACCCTGTTCCAGACTCCTTCTGGGATCTGGTTTCTGGCCCGCCGCGCCTGCAGTGCGCGCATGGTGGTTCCGAGCAATTCCGCCATCTGTTTTTCCGAAACCTTGTCGGGAGCGTCTTCGGTCATCGGGCAATACTCCTCTGCCCCGGCCATGCCGGGGAGTGTGGGCGGGGTTTATTAGATGGTGCGTGGCTTCCAGCCCGGGGTTCCCCTGGCTGGCTCAGGTGCAGGTTTTGGCTTTGGCGGATCAGGCGGCGGTATCGGCTTGCGGTCGCAGCAGGCTCGCCGGTAGTAGCCGCAGTCTGCGTGCGGGCCTTCCCATTCCTCTGGCATGCGAAACAGCATCGAGTGGCCGCGACTGCAGGGGTTGTAGTCATCCGGCACGTCACCGACGACTCGCCGGATATCGTTCCAACTGCGCCGGATCGGCTTCGTCCACACCTTGAAGTGCTGGCAGTCCTCGCAGTACTCGATTGGCTGCTCGTTTTCGCGCTCAAGGCGTCTGTTCAGCAGCTCATCCATCAGTTGCTGGTCGGTATAGGCGTCAAGGCTCATGGCTGTACCTATTGGCCGGGGAGTGTGGGCGGGGCGGGGTTAGTGGCTGATGGACATTGCGGCATGCTCAAGCTCTTCAATGCCTGGGTCGCCCAGCAGCTCCTGAATGATCAGGCGAGCATCGTCAGGCCTGCCATCATTCAGCGCCTCCATGGCATCGGTCAGCCACGGTTTCACCTTGGCCACGCACAGAGCCGAACTGGCGGTCATCCGGTAATTCACGATCGGGTTTTCATCAGGCATGACTCTCTCCGCGCCGCCCAGGTAGAGCGGCGTTGGTTATTGGGTGGTTATTCGCGCTCGGCCTTGTCCAGGGAGGCGATTTTCTTGTTCAGTTTTTCCCGGCGCTTTTCGAGGTCGGCCAGTTGCGTTTTGATCTTTTCTCGACCTGCTGCAATGGCCTTTGCCTTTGTTTCATAGATCGCATCAGGCAAATACCATTTTCCGGTTTGCACCTCTTCATGGCCGTAACTGGCGTGGCAGACGAATGTCTCTAACTTCGGCTTAAAGCTGGGCAGCAGCACCCATGCGGTGTACGGATAGGTTTTCTCGGACATAGGGATCTCCGCGCCGCCCGCGGGCAGCGTCATTTGATTGGTGTTCGGCTGGCAGGCCTGCGATCCAGTAACGGCGCGGCCTGCGTGTTTGACGGCTATTTGACTGATCGGTCCATGCTGGACTCAATCACCGCCCTGTCGTACTCGTCCAGGGCGTCGCGCAGCCGCTCGGCCGCCGACGCGATGTCGTAGATGCCACACGGCCTGATCTGTGCGCCGGTCGTGAAATCGGCACCGCCGACGATCACCCGGGCATGCTGGGCGCAGACTCCGGCGAGTCCGAGCAGCTCGCGCAGGCTGGCGATTTCCTCTTGCTCTGTCATCGGTTGTTCTCCAGGGCTTCGTCGATACGCTGAATCACGCCAATCGTGTGCGCTCGGTAGCCAACCGACTCTTTCATCTCTTTCAGTTCTTCGCCGGCTTCTTTCAGCAGGGGCTTCAGCCGCTCGACCTCGGCGCGCATATCTTCCGCCGTGCTTGCGTAGTGCGATGCGTCTGCGTGAGCGGTGGCTAGCTCGCGTTGTAGTCGCTCAACCTCGACGTGCAGTTCTAGAGCCGCCTGCTCGCTGGCCCTGGCCTTTGAGCGCAGGGATTCGTTCTCACGTTCTGCTGCCTCACGCCCCGCGATCAGCGCCGAGACGATGCGGTCGTGGTCGGCGGCGAGGATCGCTCCTGGCAACGGGGCTCCGGGATTGACAGCAATGCTGTCACTGCACCCGCCATGCGGCGAGCACATGCCCGGCGTCTGGCAGCGCATCATGGTCTTGCGGCAGATGAGATCGCTCATGCGCCACCCCCGATGCGTTTCTCTGGCACTTTCTCGCCGAGTGCCGCCAGCCGGTCCATGCAGATGTTGAACTCAATGGCAGCGCAATCTGCCAGCAGCTTGTGAGTTGGGCGGAGCACGGAGGCTAGGTGCGATCCGCAGTCCAGGTCGGCCCCGAACTCACGCCATTGGAGATACGCTTTTCGGGCTTTGCGCTTGATATGCCAGACCTTGAGTTTGTGCACGATGCTCATGCGCCACCTCCAAGCAGGTCGCGCAGTTCGTCTATAGCCAGTAGGGTATCGACCCCGCCATTTCGAGTGATCCTGCACAGCAACTCCCGCGGCACCTTCACGGAGTCCTGCTCGGCTGCTACTGCCTTCCCGTCGAGCGCAAGAAGCTCCTCGGCTGCGGCGTAGACGTATGGCTTCAAGTCGGCATGACCCTCCTTGATCGTGAATCCGTTGCGGAGAAATACGTCGCGGATCACTGATCTGTTGACCGGGTGCGGCTGCTCGGCCTGCTCCGGCGCTGCAGTGTCGCCGGGGGCGGCTGGCAGCGGCATCCAGTGGGACGGTTTGTAGTCGTCGTCGATGAACAGGTCTGCCTTCCATTCCCCGTCAGCAAACCACTGGGTTCCCTGTGCATGCGCCCACATCCAGCCGTCATCCGCGTCGGCACAACCACCTATCCAAATGCCGAAGTTAGGTTCATAGAGAAACACGGGAGTGTCGATCTCCGGCAGCCTCTCACTCACCGGCACCCACTGGATCTGCTGCGCTGGCGGGGTCGGCGCGGAGGGGTCGGCGGCGCGTGTGTTCCAGTGCGCGACCGCCTCACTTCCGTCATCGTCCTCGCAGCAGTCAGCCCCAACGCATTCGCACTCACAGCAGCCAACTTGCGACCAAGTGACTTGGTTGTGACTCCAGAGACTTTCGGTTTCCCGCTGATGCAGTTCAGCCTTGCCTCCGCAGAACGGGCATGGCAGCAGTCCGTTCTCATCCGGCACGGCCGCCTGGGCTGCCTGCTGCTCGTTGTGCATCCGCGTGATCTCAGTCTCCAGCCGCTGCGCTATCGGGCCGCCGAGTTCGCCCACGTGCTCGGCCCACTCTCCGTCCGCAAGCATTCGCGCCATGGCCTCGATGGCAGTCAGCTCTTGCTGCTGCTCAGCCTCGTGCTCCGCAGCAAGCTCGGCAGCAGCGTGTCTGGCATCGCGGTGGCCTGACTTGTAGCTGATCGACTGGTTGACGTTGGCGTCCTTCGGCGGCGTGCACGGCAGGCGCATGATCTGGTCGTGCAGGCTCTCGGTCTTGTGGGTGTCGCTCATTTCTTTGATTCCTTCGCCTTGGCCGGCGCAACCGGCCGGCAGCGGATGCAGTTTTTCTTCGATCCGAATTGGTGCAGGCGTCCGTCACTTCGGCTACGGCAGTAGGTGGTTGATTGGTTTTCTGTGGGCATGGGGAGTCCTCGCCAGTAGCGTGATTCATTGAAATGGGGTATTTGTCTGCGGCCCCGGCATGGAGTCGGGTTAAGGAGAATTTGAAGATGTTGATGGATAGACCCAGGGACGACTTCGTTACTCTCAAGAACGGCAAGAGGGTGCTCATCACCTGCTCTTGGGCAAATCAGCGAGAGAACGTAGTGATCAAGGCAAGAGTTTTAATCGAGGATTCCACTGGTTTCGGCACCATCATCGGAGAAATTGATGGCCCCTTTAGTCAGCAGGAAGCAAATGAGGTTGGCGCCGTGATCGCTAATAAGTGGTACGACCGCCATAGGTGTTAGCCAGCTCATCCTGCCGGCGGATCGTTCTGGATTTGTGCAGGCCTCGCTCGACCGTGTAGCCGAGCTGCTGCCAGTGCCAGTTGGGGGGAGTCGGGCAGGGCGGTCATGCCGTCCTCCGCACTGCTTCGAGGTGCTGGGCAATGCGCTGGCCGATCCAGCGCACCACCGGCACGGCCTTGCTGTTGCCGATGGCCTTGTAGCGCGGGCCATCCGGGCATTCCTCGGCGGGCTTGCCGCGCCACGGGATCAGCGTGTAGTCGTCGCTGAGTCCCTGCAGGCGCTCGCATTCGCGCGGGGTGAGGCGGCGGATGGCTGAATGGATCAGGGCATGCGGCTTGTCGCCTCCGCCAGTTGAGGCGCGCAGGCAGCCCGCGACCTCGTCTCCCGCCTCGATAGTCCCGCCACCCTCTCGGCCGCGCAGGGCAATCGATAGCACGGCATTCTCCTGCCCGCTGTTGCGTCCCAGGGCGAATGCCTTGTCGCTGACGCAGGGATCTTGGGTGCCGTGGACGCAGAACGTCTCGCTTTCGAAGTCGCCACGCTGCGCCTTGGCCAGCAGGGTGCCGCCCTGGAACAGCGAACCACTCTGGTTCCCGCCGCCGAATGCCGGAACGCCGGCCAGCACACTCACGCCAGGGCCATCTTCTCCCTCGCAGGCTGGGCATCCCCAATGGCCAAGGCTTTCGGGGAACAGGTATCCGCATCCGCACTGGAGCGCAGGGCCGAAAGGAGCGTGTCCGGCAACGTCTTGCCCCTCGCCTCGGCGCGGCGGAGTATCCCGGCGCATGCCTTCGCGCTCAAAAAGTACCGCTGCGGGATCGAGCCCTCCTCGAGCACTTGCGACAACGAACACACGGCGGCGCCGTTGGGCCAGGCCGAAATATTGGGCGTCAAGAACCCTCCACGCGACTGCTCGCCGGGGTCCATACACACAACCAGCGTCCGTCCACCGGGGCCCTGAAGGCTGCAGTTCGCAATCTTCCCCAGCCAGCGCGCCAAGAAAGCATCCGAAGGCGTTGCCTTTGTCGGAGAGGACACCGGGGACGTTTTCCCAGACGACGATGGCGGGTTCTTTGCCTTGGCGGGCGCGAACATGGTCAATTGCATCGGCTAGCTCCACAAACTTGATGGTCAGGGCTCCCCTCGGGTCGGCCAGGCCTTCGCGCATGCCCGCCACGCTGAACGCCTGGCAGGGAGTGCCGCCGACGAGGATGTCCGGGGCTGCCACGCTTCCGTTCAGCACTTTGCTGGCAATCTTCGTCATGTCGCCCAGGTTGGGGGTATCGGGGTAGTGATGCGCCAGTACGGCGCTGGGGAAGGGCTCTATCTCAGCAAGCCAGTCGGCACGCCATCCCAGGGGATGCCACGCGACAGATGCGGCCTCGATGCCGCTGCAGACGGAGCCATAGGAGAGGGTCATGGCTTTCTCCAGGCAAAGCGCCGCCCTTCCGCTTGTGCGGCAAGGGCGGGAGGTAGGGGATAATTCGCTGCGTGACAGGGTGCCGTGACTGCGGCCCCTGGATCGGGCGGGGGATTACGCTTCTTCGAGCTGCCCCAGTTTCTCGCTCAGAGCATCGAGCAGGATTTTCTGACGCCTCTGACCATCCAGGTAGCTTTCCAGTGCCTGAATGAAGACAGTGTTCATGCTGGTGTGCTGCTCTATGGCAGCATCGCGAATTTGGTCACGCATGCCGTCGGGCAGGCGAATCACGAACTTATCCGCTTGGCGGGAGTCGGTCATGGGTCATTCCTTGCTGGTTTGTGACAGCACAGTGTGACAGCTATATAACAGCCAGGTGCCATCTACAGCCGAATCAGCTCTGCGAAGGCCTCGTCGCTGAGGCGGTCGGCGCCGTGGATGAGCCGAGTGATCAAGTCTTGCGGCTCTTCGATTCCGGCCCGCTCCATCGCGCGAATCAGCTTCGCGTCAGTACCCTTGAACAGGTCGAGCGTTATGCGGCGGGAGAGAAGGCGGGCGAGGCGCTCCTCCTCCTTGAGCTTCTTGCGCTCGCGCTCTTCGCGCTTGCGTTCGGCGGCGGTCTTGGCGGTCATGCCACGCGCTCCCACGTCTCGCGGTTCGCCAGCTCGTCGACCCGACGCTGCTGCGTGTGCCCGACGATGTCGCGCAGCCAGACCGAGTCGCCGATGGCTTGCTCGACTTGCCACGTCACTCCGGTGTTGCGGTTGCGGTAGATGTGGCACTGGTGCTGCCGGCGCACTGCGGCAGCGGCCTCGGTTAGATCTGTCATGGCAGGCACCTCTCCAGGACTACCGCCCCGCGCAGCTTGCCGTCCCGCATGACGATGGTCTTTCCGCCTGCCACCTGCACGACAATGTGGGGCTCGCCGCGCGAGGTGGCGAGCTTCTGGGCCAGCTTGATCTGCTGTAGCGCGCTCATACGAAGCCTCCATCAAGCATCCGCTTGGCGAAGGAGGCCAGGTCTTCGCCGCTGTGCTTGCGATGCGTTGGCTTCTTCGGTGTGCGCCGGCTGGCTGCATTGCCACGGGCACGGCTCTTTGCCTCGGCCTCGGGCGTCGGATCTGTGAAGGCGCCCGATTTCAGGGTGGTTATCTTGTTGCCTGCAGCGATCCACTCGGCGGTCATTTGATCGAATTTCGAGCGATCGGGAGCGCGCTGCGCGATTGCACAGTTGTCGATGAGCATGGGGATATCCGAGGCCGGTCAGCGCCGGCTGTGGGTTAGGCTGCTGAGCGGCGCTTGGCTATGGCCTGGCGCACTTGGCTGATTTTGCGGCGAGAGATGGGGAGCGGCTTAGGTGCTCCAGCCAGAGTCAGTAGGTATTCGCTTCCGTTCTTATCTCGTGAGATTGAAACGAGACGGTCTAGCGGGACCAGGGTGCTGCGGTGGATGCGCAGGAAGCGCCCGGAAAGATCGGCCTCCAGCGACTTAAGAGTCTCGTCCAGGATCAGCTCGCCGCCCTGGTGCACGGCAGCCGTGTACTTGCAGTCGGCCTTGAAGTAGATGACCTGGTCGACTGGAAGCTCTACGGTCTTGCCGCGCACCAGGGCGGTAATTGTGGTTCGGGTCATGCGGCCTTCTCCCTTAGCTTGGCCTCGTACTCATCGACCAGAAGCTTGAACTGCCACAGGTCTGCTTCTAGCTTTTCGATGTAGTCGTCGTCGCGCCGGAACTCGCGAAGCCAGAGTTGGCGCCCAACCGGTCTTAGCAGTGGGCAGTACATGCCGATGTGCCACCACTTGCGGCCGGTGATCCACATACAGCCTTGCACCTGGTCGATCACGTCGCTGGCGTCGTTATCGATGTGGAAGGCGCGGAGCTTATCGGGCGCGAGAAAGCATTTGTACTCCGCACCGCCGTCCTCGCCGATGAAGCCGTCCGCACTGGCGCCGAAAGCATCATCGTCCGTTTTCACCAGGCCGACCTGGGTAACGATCAGGCCGGTCTGGATCTCGTGCTCCATCCTGGCTTCTGGCTCCAGCTCATGGCCGCGACGCATCTGCCAGGTCTCGAAACCGCCATCCAGCGGGGCGCCGCCGATGCGCTCGACCGCCAGCTCGAAGGCATAGGTCAGGGCCGCATTGGAGGGCTCGCCAACCGTCTCGCCATCTAGGGCGCGCTGGACGACTTCCGCCCTCGGAGCTGCCTTGTAGCCAGCCAGGTCGCGGGCGCGTGCCTCGCTATGCCCGGCGAGCATGGCGTCCACATAGATGCGTTGCTGTTCGGTGAGGCCGTTCACCTTGGAGCGAGCTGTGCTGAACATGCTGGCAGTGATGACGCCAGCGCGAGCCTTGTGCCATTCAGGTGATCCTTGGGCACAATTGACGATGATCATTCTTGGACCTCCTCGAATTCCACCTCTTCATCGGCGGCCTGGTCATCGGTGGATGGGGTAGGCTGGGCTTCCGATTCAGGCTCGGGCTTGGCATCGGCGGATGCCTTCAGCGCTTCACCGCGCGCTCCGACAGCGGCCTTGAATGCGGTATACGCCTGCATGTCCTTGGCCTCCTGCAGTTCTTTCACGCCCTCCTTCCAGATGGCGGTGAGCGCATCCTGCGTTTCGGCCGCCATCGCGGCGCCGACCCACTTCTTCATCAGCTCGGGATCGGTGGCCGGCTGGCTTGGCTCCTGATGGCGCAGCTCCTCCGGCAGATCCTCGATATCCTGGGTGAAGATGTCAGAGGCGGCGGTGACGTTCAGGGTCATGGCGATCATAGCCCGCTTGCACGCCATCTTGAGTACCGTATTGGCGAGATCGGCGGCTTCAGTACGAACCTGTGGTTTCTTCTCGACATTGCCCCTGTATTTCGAGAACTTGATCCGGCGCATGTTTTCGGGCGTCGTATCGAATTCTTCCTGGCAGATCGAGCCGCGCCACTTGTATTTCTCCTCGCCAGAGGAGCATTCGCCGACGCCTTCACCCAGCTGAATGCCGGTGGTTTGATGACGGCCGACACAGGTGACCCGGTACCGCGCCACGGTATCGGTGGACAGATCTTCGATCCGGTATTCCTGAGCGACCCGGAAGGTGACGCACAGCACCTCGGCGCCAGGCTTGTACAGGGTGGGCTTCGGTGTGCCAGGGATCGTGCCGTAGTGCGTGTCACGCTTCATAATGCCCTGCATCACTTCCTGCACCAGGTTCACACGCTGGCGGATCTCTACAGCAGAGAAGCGGTGAACCTCGGCAGCGGTGAGGCCCGAAGCTTCCCGTACTGGCATCTGGATGATTTCGTTCATGGCGACCTCAGTAGGAAATGGTGATCTGCGGGATCTTGCGTTGAGCGATCAGGGTTACCGCTTGCTTGGCGCACGCCTCTGGCATGCCGCCGGCGATGAAGGCGTCCAGGGCGGCGCGGTTGATCTTTGCCTTGTGCGCCTTGTCGGCCTCACGTGCGGCAGCTTCTCGCTCTAGGCGGGCTTTCTCCTCCGCTTGCCGGTCAAGCTCGGCCTGCCTGGCCTGTTCGGCGGCCTGGCGTTCGCGCTCGGCGGCAGCCAGTCGCTCTGCCTCGGCCCGCTTCTCTGCCTCGATCCGGCGTTGCTCGGCCATCTCGGCATCACGCTTTGCCTGCTCGGCGGCAGCCTTGGCTTCTGCTTCCCGGCGGGCAGCGGCTTCGCGTTCGGCCTGAGCGCGCTGCTCGGCTTCACGCTGGGCGCGCTCGGCCGCCTCCCGGGCGATGCGTTCCTCGCGCTCTTTCTGTTCACGGGCGGAGGCCTCGGCGCGCAGGCGGGCCAGCTCTGCCTGCTCGGCTTCCTGCTTGGCCAGGGCTTCGCGAAGGGTGGCGAGGCTGGCGGCCTTGACGCGGTGCGCTTCTGCTTCAAATTCTTCCTGTGCCGCCCCTATCTCAGCCAGCTCCAGCCCAGCAATGGTGTCTCGCAGCGTCTGCGCGGAGAATCCGCCAACTTGTTCTCCAGTCTGCTTGAGCATTTCGATGAAGGTCTCATGCTTGGCCACGCGGGCGGCCTCTGCGGCCTCCCACTCGGTCAGCGGCCGGCGGGTATCGTCGCGTAGCTTGTCCATGGCGGTGACGAACTCCCGAAGCTCTTCCTCAACTACCTTGGGCATTTCCTTCAGGCGCTTCAGGTACTCGCGGCCTGGCTTCTCGACGGCGACCTTGGACTTACTGACCCTGGCGGCCAGGGAGGCGATGCGGTCACGGCCTTTACGGGTGGCGAGGTCTGGCACCTCAGATTCGACTTCGGCCTTCACTGCGTCGAGGAACTTGGTCAGACCGCCTTTTACGTAGATTGCCGGAGCTTTGTCGGCCGTGATGTCGTCAATGACGGCAAGTTCAGTTGCTTCAGTCATGTCTTTCTCCTGCGCACGCGAATCCCTGCGGCGTGCGCATGTGGTGAGATGGGAAGGGGGTCAGCAGACCGGGCGGGTCTGCTCGATCATCAGGACGATTATGAGGACGATGCCGGACTCGATTGCGATGATCGAGGCGGCGCGCCAGAGCTTGGCTCTGCGGTAGGGGGTCATGCCTGCTTCAGCTCCTTGACGATCTGGTGCTGCGTGCTGATGGCGAAGCGGCGGCCGATGCCGGCCAGCCAGCGGCGTAGACGGTTGGTGCGTAGGCGGGCCAGCGTGGCGACGGGGCTGGTTGCCGGGTAGAACACGGTCCATTCACCGCCGCAGCAGTATTCGTAGACCGGGGCCTCGGTGTGGCCTTCGTTGCGGGCCAGGGACTTGGCGCCGAGCAGGCTGCCGGCGGCGTACTTGTCGAATTTCTGTTCCATCAGTCGTAGTCCTCTTCGCTCGTGCGCTGGCAGTATTCGGCGGCCTTCGGCGTCAGCATGCGTTCGGCCAGGTCGCGCAGCGGCTGGGATTTCTTGTCGCAGGTTCCGCCGAGAAACTGGTTGGCGGTGCTGAACAGCGGATGCATATCGCTCTTGAGGATGTCCGCCAGCAGGATCGCCAGCAGCTTCCCGTTTTTGTTCCAGTCGACGCCTGGAATAACCTCGGCGTCGAGCTTGTCGACGAGCTGGTCGTGGGTGATGCCTTCGACGGTGAGCCCCTGGACGAGCGATTCAGCGCTCTCACGCAGCCATTCCTGGCCTTCTTTGGTGTCGAGGAAATCGGGAGCCGGAGCGTCGGGCTCCATGTTTTCCCAGCGCCATTGCCCGGCGCTGAATGCGCGCTGTTCGCGCAGTGCGAGTGATGCCATTCTGGTTTTCTCCGTTCTGCGTGCATGAGGATGCGCCCGGCGATTCTGGGGGCATTCCGATGGAGGCGGGGAGGTAGGTGTGGCCGGTTACGCCGGCCAGGCGGTCGCTCTGTCGCTGGGTGCGCGACTACACCCCGAAGCGGGAACCGCACGTTCATGCGGCGCCTTGGCTTGCCGTTTACTCGAACGGGGGCGCGCTTTGGTCCGGGTGTTTGCCGCACCTGACCTGCGGCTTGTAGGAGCCGCGCTAACGCCGCCGCATGCCGAACGGCCACGGTGTTGCAGTGTCTGTACCGGGAGCTGCCACCCCGCCCGGCGCGGGTTAAACGCTGACTGCTGGAGTCAGTTGCCCTCAGGGCAGATCAGAGGGGGATGCTGGGGAAGCATCGGGGAGTGACCTGCGCTGGACCTAACGCCAGCCTGGGTAACTCGACACTCTCGCCGGAGGCGAGCGTCTCATGCGTAGCTATCTCGCATGTCAGGTCACTCTCCGATGCCGCCCTTGACTACTTGGTGCGGATGCCGGCGGCGTGGATGGCGGCGCGGCAGTCGTACACCGCGCCGTTGTGGACGTAGAACTGCTCGCGCTTATGCTCTGGCTGTCGCTCAATGAATGCAGCCGAGTATGCTTCAGGAAGCTCCACCACCACCGCCTCGCGCGAGGCCTGCCAGGCCCACCAAGCACCGCGAGCTTGGAATGATCGGTACTCACCATCTGAACCGCGCTCTAGCCAAACTTCAGGCCCCTCAGTGCTGGTTCCCACTAGGTCCCGCATGTACGCCGCCTCGAACTCCGCCCTTACCTTGTCTTGTTCCATGTCTCTCTCCTGTGGGCGCCCCGTTGCCAGGGCGCGGTTGTGTCATGCCGCTTGGCTCTCAGCCTTCGCGTAAGGCTCGCCGCAGAACGGGCAGAAGCTCGCCCGGACGAATGACTTCTGGCTGACCTTCTTCATGCCGCCGGACTTCTTCGGCGCCATGTAGGTGATCGTGAGCGGGTTGCTGGAGCGGTGTTCGACCCCGTCGCCAAAGCTGAATAGGTAGCCTCCCAGCTCGATATCAAATTTCTCGGAGCCCTGCGGGGCATCCGCTTTCACCTTCTCAGTTACCTTCTTCAGTACGTCGTCGTAGCAGTTGCACATTGGTTGTTCTCCTGACTCCGGTTGCTTCCCAATGCCGCCTCGGTGAGGCGGCATCAGGAAACGTTCGGCGTTGCTGATCCAGGCGCCGGTCGCTTGCCGGGCCTCGCGCTTCCGACTACCAGGTGGCCACTTCTGCCAGCTTTGCGCTTGCGGCTTCGATCTGGCCACGCAGAGCGACAATAGCTAGCTCGCATCCTGGCATGGCTTCGATAACCGAGATCGTGCGCTCTATGCCGGCAATCTCTTGATTTAGCCGTTCAGTCTCAAACTGGCGTGCGCCGCAGTATCGGTCGATGTGCGCTGCCCTGTAGACGGTGCGATAGCTGCTGACCTTGCTGCCAGCAGCGACTTGCTTTTCTACCCAGCGGAATTGCTCGCCACAGGCCATCGGTTCGCCGCAGCAAGAGCAGTAGGATTTCTTGGTGAGTATTGGCATGTCTGCCTCTCCGTTTGGTTTCCCAGATGCCCCTGTCGCCAAGGGCATCGAGGAAACTGTCTTCTCGCTGCTTCCCGCTGTGCCGGTGATCCGGCCCGTTCTGAGAGCCACCCTGCAGGGAGCGGAGCAACGCAGCCTCTCGGCTGGCCGGTTCCAGAGCCGGCATGGGGAGTGAATTTCTTGCTCGCGCTGTACGGCTGCTGCCGGATCACTCCGCGAGGTTCCCGTCGATGTCAAAGAGCGTTCAGCCAATCGGCTAGGCATCGCTGCCTGTCTCGGCGCTATGCAGGGGCTTTTGAGGGCCTCTGCTTGGCAGCGCGTCGATGGGGTAATTATGCATTAGCGCATATGCATGTCAATGCGTCAGTGCAATTTTCTATGCATGAAAAAGCGTGGGTGCAAAAAAGCCCGCGCTAGGCGGGCTTTGGGGGAAGGGCGGAAGCGCTAATCGGCCGGCACAGTCCAGGTAAGCCGGACGCCATCGCTATCGACGTGCTCGATCTTGACGTTCTCGGACTCGGCGACATCTTCAAGGAAGCGCGCCCAATCAGCCGCTGGCTCATCTGGCAGGCGGTGGACTGTCACGTCCCTGGCCTGCTGCGCCTTTGGCGAGTTGATGATCTTCTGGATGCGGGCGCCCATCAGCTCATAGCTAGACGGCTGGCGGACGGTGGTTTTCTTGGTTGGCTTGGCCATGCGGTTCACTCATTACTGTATTTGCATACAGTATAAGGCGAGGCCAGGCAGAGAGGGAGGGCTGCAGGCGTTATCATCTGCTATCTTTTTTTGATAGCATTTGCCGCATGAAGAACAGACACCGCAAAACCCTAGAAGCTATCTTCCGCGCGCCGACCACAGCCTCGCTGGTCTTCTCGGACATAGAGGCATTGGTGATCCACCTGGGCGGCCAGGTGCTGGAGCGGGAAGGGTCGCGGGTCAAGCTCGTATTGCAGGGAGTGCAATGGCGTTGCCATAGACCGCACCCAGGGAAGGAAGCCAAGAAGTATCAGGTTGAAGAAGCCCGCGAGTTTCTGCAGCAGGCAGGAGTTGAGCCATGAACAGCATGACCTACAAGGGCTATACGGCCCGCATTGAGTTCGATGAACGTGACGACATCTTCGTCGGCAGGGTGCTTGGTGTACGCGACATCATCAGCTTTCATGCCGACTCGGTGGCCGAGCTGCGCGCCGAGTTTGCTGCCGCCGTTGACGACTACCTGGCCGATTGCGCGGAGCAGGGCGTCAGTCCAGAGAAACCGGCATCCGGGAGGGTGATGCTGCGCATTCGCCCAGAAGTGCATGCCGCTGCGGCCATCGCCGCCAAGGCTGCCGGCAAGAGCCTAAACCAGTGGGCCGAGGAAGCGTTCGAGAGTGCCACCCGAGCCTGATGGCAGAGACGACAAGCCCCGCGCGGGGCGGGGCTGTAGATAGGATTTTCCGGCGAGCAGTGGGGGGCTCGCCTGGTTCAGTAGGTGACAGCGCCGAGCTGTACCTGCTCGCGCTCAGTTTTAGATTCGGATATGGCGGTGCCCAGCATGTGGAGAGTTTGCCGATATTCCAATGCTTTAGGGAACTCTTCGAAAGCAGTGTCGTATCCTAGTTCAAGTATCTTGGTCTTTATTTCTTCCAGCGGCACATTAAAAAATTCCTTGCGCTGGTTGACCATATTTACTCTCCGATTGCTGAAATGCCTATGTAGATCACGTTCCAAGGCTGGAGCATCATCGGAATATATAAGGGCATGAATGTCGAACTTAAATGGAACAGATGCAGATCCAAGTTCGTCTACCCGCTCTTCTGGCTCAAGACGTCTGGTCAGGCCGATCTTGTAAACATTTTCGCCAAATGAGCCCATGTTAGAAATTACATAAACATGGCCGCTGCGGGTTATCTGGGCCTGTGACTTGGCTCTTTCCGCAAGTCGCTTAGTTTCCTCCAGCTCCTGCTCGAGACTGCGGATTCTTTCTTCAACCATAGCTTTCTCTTCGGCCGAAGCAGCCTCCAACTGCTTGCGGGCAAGGGCCATGGCCTTTTCAAAGTCACGTTCGGCTTTTCGCTGCTTTTCAATGGCGGAGTTGTATTCGCGCTCAGCCCGTTCGTTCTCCTTTTGAAGCTCCCGCTCTTCGCGCAGAATCTCCTTCTCTTCCTGGCGCTTGAGCTCCAGCTCATACTTTAGGTTGAGCTCTTGGATCCGCAGGGACTTGTAGGTCAAGGAGATGCTGATGCTCATGCTTGAGCCAAAGTCGTTCAGGCTGGAGAATGATTTCTCGATGCGTTCGACCAACTTCTCGACGTTATTGTAGCGGGCGCTGAGAATGGCTGCGTCACACTCGCTGTTGAATGCGCGCAAAAGGAGCTTAGAGTATTTCTTAATCATCCTCCTACCCTCGGCTTCACTGCCGTTAACGGTCCAGTTTGTAGCGGTAAAGAGCGCGCCATCGCGTTTAATTAGTGACTTTTGGTCATCCTTATTCTTGATGATTGCTTGCTGATAAGAAGCGGAGTCATGGTAGTCAAACTTGGGTTTGTAAATTCCAATTTCGAAGTATTCTACTTCATCACTCATGGACTGAATTTTATTATTTATATCGGTCAGTGACCGGACTGCTTCGGAGTAATTGTTCCTAGATGCGATGATCTTTTGATTTATATCTCTGATTTCTTCTTCAAGAATGCACTTTCGGCTATTAAAGTCTACTTCTAGCTCTTCAGCTTTTACCTTGTTCTGAGCTTCTATCTTATTAGCTTCCTCCTGCAGCCTACGGACTTCTGCTTCCTGATCGATGATCTTCGAGTACCGCTCTAGATCGGACTCGTACTTCATTCTGAGCGCGTTAAGCTCTGCCTCCAGCGTAGCCTGATTGGCAGCAGCTTCGGATTTCAGCTTGCGGCTCAGAGCGATAATACTGAATAGCAGCAGGACTGCACTGAATAGCAGTATGAAGGTCACGATCTGATCCAAATCGCCTGACATTCCATTTCCTTGATTATCAAAACAAATCGACTATTCCGGCCAACTGGCTACGGGCGCGGATGGTAGCAGTGTCGAGTTGCGCTACCCCTTGACCCCGCCAGACGGGCGGGGCGCCGTCGTAGAGGGTGGTGGTCTTCTGCTGCGAGGGAGCGGCCAGCGGGCGCCGGCCCGATTCCATTAGGCGGAGGGCTAGAAGAACATTGCCCCCCAGAACACCCGGCCAATAAGCGCAATGTCCTGCTCGCGCATTTGCTCGATGGAATACTCTTCGTCTGGGTGCTCGTCTCGGTTGAAGCTGCGCAGGCGGATTCCGCCGCCAGGAATGCGGTAGACCTGCTTAACCCGGAGCTGGCCGGCATGGCTTAGCGCATACAGGTCGCCGTCCACGATCTCCCGATTCCCTCGGTCAACGCCCACTGTCGCCCCGTGGTGCAACACAGGCTCCATGCTGTTGCCGTGGATCGTTACGCACACCGCATTGCTAGGCTGGATGCCGTGCTTTCGCAGAGAGCGCTTACCAAACCGCAACTTTAGCTCGCCATTTTCTTGAATAACCGTTCTCCCCGATCCGGCGGCCAACTCCACTTCCCGCAAGAACGGCACCTCCACCTCGTCGTCATCTAGAGGGGTTTCGTCATCCCAAACGCTGATCAGCGGCAGCTCGTGCTGATCAGCCGTTTCTGCCGGGATTATAGGCCGCTCCTCGATGGGCTGCCTTCCGCGCAGCTGCTCGGTTGTCACCCCGAAGTGCTTGGCAAGCGGATACACCTGCTCATCTGTCGGCACTTTGATCTTGCCATTGAGGATGCGCGAAATCGTCGATTGACCGACCCCCGTCACCCTGGACAGCTCAGTTGGGCTGATCCCCTCCCGAGTAATCAGGCGCTTGAGAATCGTGTGAATAGTCGTTGTTTGCATGGGTGCAATCCTGACGCGCATTTATGCATAGGAAAAGGCCGCGCATATGCGTTGACTTCTATGCACTGCCGCATAGAATGTGCATATCAGGCAAGAGAATGTCGTTATGACCTCAAACACCCTCGCATCGAAGCTGGCCGCACTGCTCGACGCTGGATTCACCTACAAGGCCATTGCAGAGCGCGCAAATTGCGACAGTTCGACGATTTTCCGTATTAGAAGTGGGGCTGTTACCAACCCTAGCTACTCGGTCGGATCTGCCATCGACGTCATGTACGCCAGCCTGAATCGCAAGCCGAAGCGCACAGCCGCTTAACCATTCCCGACAAGGAAATCCCCATGAGTTACGAAATCCGCAGCCACGTGAAAGCCAATGAAACCAAGGTCCGCCTGGACGATGAAACCGACGAGCTTCTGCGAAGCATGGCCCGCTTCAGCCGGACGCAAAAAGCCGTTCTGGCCCGCCGCATCCTGATCAAGGGGCTGCGCGAGATGCTGGTGGAGCTTGGCGTCGAGTCTACCGCCACGTCGGATGTGGCCTGAAGGCCCGCGGGAGGGCCTATGTCCGATCAAAACGTTGTGGATGTTGGGCTCTTGGATGAAGAGCTGGGCGACCTGCTGCAGGAGCTGGCGGAAAAAACCGGCAAAGACCCGATGGACGTCGGCGGGGAAGTGATCCGCGACACGCTTCGGAAAATGGAACTGCTTCAGGGGTTGAACGAGGGGCAGGTCCTCTCGTTCCCCGGAGGGCCTGGCAAGGGCCTGAAACGGAACTAAGGGCCTGAACAGGCCAAATCGCAGGCAAAAAAAAGCCGGGTGACGGCCCGGCTTCTTCAAGAACACAACATCGGAACGAATTATGACCAACATAGTAACGCTACGCAACACCGGGGGGTTTACCCGGATGGACAACGGGCTTCTGGATGCGCTTGCGGCGCATGACTTCACCATTACCGAGCGCAAGGTCATCGACGTGGTTATCCGTCTGACGGCCGGCTATCAGCGCGAAACCTCCCGCATCACTGGCCGCGAATTTGAGAGCCGTACAGGCAAGAAGCGCAACCACGTTTCCGAGGCTGTCGATGCTCTCCTGCGTCGCAATGTACTGTTCCGGATCGGCGGTTCTGCTGGCGAGATCGGCATCAACAATCCGGCTGACTGGGCCGAAAAACCGTCCAATCCTAACAGGCCGTTGAAAAATTCAGTTCCAACTTCCCCAACCCGCCAAATTTGATGTTTTTTCAACCGGTCGAATCTGGCGCACCCCTCAAAATGCCTGATTTCAGGGCTTTCTGACCGGTTCCCGCGC